AGTATGAATACCAACATCAGTATGCGAGAACTGTTCAGAGTTAAGGGTAGTGATACCAGCAACAACTGGTGTGGCTTTAATATTTGTACCAAGGTTTATAGTAACAGCAGTACCAACTATACTACCATCATCATAGATATCAACACCACTACCAGTTGCAATAACGTTTGTAAGATTACTTCCATCTAGTACAGGTAACTGTCCTGTTAGGTTACTAGAATTAAGTTGTCCATCAAGCTGAGAAGCCGTTACTATGCCTGTAAAGGTAGCACTAGTACCAACAACATTTCCCACAGAAATATCTGGTGATCCTGTAAGTCCCTGAGAGACTGTGGAAACACCAGATGTAGATGCATATCCTGTTAAATTTCCTGTTACGTCACCAGTTAGATCGCCAGTTAACGTAGTAGCACTACAAAGTCCTACCGTAATATTAGGTGATCCAGTGATCCCTTGGGCGGCAGTCGCAACACCAGCAACATCAGCATAACCAATACTCTGTGGTGCATTAAGTGTATTACCAACACCAATTACTTCATAGATTTCATTAAAGTTATCATTAACTTTATCAGCACCCTGTCGAAGAGTATCGCCAGTGCCGTCATTAGGATTGGATCCAATATTTATTAACTGCTTAGGCATGATTGATTACAGGTACTATTATCCTATAACCTATTTAGACTTATAATTTAAACCCACTAAAAGTATTCTTCTTGATGTCTTGTTTGATGCCACCAACAACATAAGACTCTACTTCAGTCTCTTGTGGTGCCACCTGTAAACCCTTAGAACTAATCCAATGTTGTGTCCAAGGTAGAGGATTATTCTTCAAAGGTATATCATAGACTGGATCTAATCCAAGTGCTTTCATCCTTTTATTTGCAATCCATTCAACATACTGATGTAATAACTTATCATTCAACCCAATCATACTACCATCTTTGAATAAGTATTCAGCCCATTCTTTCTCTTCTTCAACAGCATTCTTAAACATTTCAATTACATTTTCCTTTTCTTCAATAGCTATTTTCTTCATGTCTGGGTCGTCAACCCCACTTGCCCAGTTTTTGAGGATTTGTTGGGTGAGGACGAGGTGTTGGTTTTCGTCTCTGGCGATAAGGCTAATAATTTTTGCCGATCCTTCCATAAGCTTAAGCTCGCCAAAAGCAAACGAGCACGAGAAGGAGACATAGAAGCGTATTCCTTCCAGAATGTTGACGTTTGCAACGGCTCTGTAGAGTTTTCTTTTGAGGTCATAGATTGTCCACTCCGAATTGGGGTGTCCCCTCCAGTCAGGCCGCCAATTATTACTTTGCCCATATTCTTGGGCATAGTTTATGAACTCGTCGTATGATCTCGTGACTGAGTTCGCTCGTTGTAAAATCTTGGTATCGTTTAGAATGGTGTCAAATACTTCTGACGGGTTGGGGTACACATTCTTGATAATATATGTATAAGACTTTGAATGTATCATCTCCATAAATTGCCACACATTCATAGCAGCTTCCAATTCAGGAAGAGCAACGTAAGGAGAAAAGGCCATTCCAGGCCCACGACCTTGAACAGAATCTAAAAGAATCTGATATTTCAGGTTAGATGTGAAGATATGTTTCTGTTCTGGTCTTAGTGATTGATAGTCACTCCTGTCTTTCTGTAGAGACACTTCTTCTGGTCTCCAGAAGTATCCTAGCATCTGAGTTGTAAGTTTATCAAACACAGGATACTTGTATTCATCATACCTTTGGACACCCAATGGTTGGCCAAAAAACATAGGTTGTTTCTTAGTATCAACAGCATTCTGATTGAATACTGTCATACCTTTCACATCAGATTGCACAGGACTCACACTCCTCCTCCTTAGATAGTTCTGCTACTAACGATTCTAGTTTACTCTTACCTTGTATACCAACATCACCTTCATCATGCCACCCTATAGAGTGTTGAGGTTCTTCATCACTCTTCATATCATATGTATTCTGATAGTAAGATGTCTTCCAACCATACTTGTATGTGGTTAGGAAATCTTGTGCCATCACAGAAATGGGCACTTCATTATCTGGATAATTTGTTGGATTATAAGACCAGTTACCACTGATCGCTTGGTCAAAGAACTTCTGCATCACTGCGACTATCTTAATATAACCCGCATTGGATTCCATATCCCAGAGGAGAGTGTAATTGTTCTTCAATGACTGATAAGACGGAACCACTTGCTTAAGAGGCCCTTTCTTTGATTTCTTAATGGACAGGTAGTCTCTAGGAGGTTCGATTCCATTGGTAGCGTTTGACACAACGGAACTACTCTCCGAAGGCATCTGTGCGGACAATGTTGAGTGCCGTAACCCATGACTGAGTATGTCTCCCCGTAAAGCTTCCCAATCAAGTGATAGGTCATTAGATACAATCTCATCTACGTCCTTCTTGTATGTATCAATAGGAAGTATTCCATCAGCATACTTAGTATGTTGAAAATCTACACATGGGCCTTTCTCCTGTGCAATTTGGTTAGATGATTTAAGGAGATAATATTGGAATGATTCGGTAAGTTTATGTACCGCATCCCAGGCGTCTTGTGAGTCGTATTTGTATCCAAGTTTAGCAAGATAGTGGGCAAGACCAATGAACCCTACTCCAAGGGATCTACGACCCAATGTGGCAATCTCCGCTGCTCTAACAGGATAATCTTGATAGTCTATTAACTCCTCTAGAGCCCTCACAGAGAGGTCACAGAGGTCTTCTAACTCATCCATATTAGAATTAATCTTACCAACATTAATTGCAGAGAGAATACACAAGGCAATCTCACCATCAATAGAATCTATATGTTGAATAGGATCTGTAGGTAGAGTGATCTCCTGACA